CAGAAGAACGGGGCTTCGACTCATGTAGTGCCATTGAATGATCTTCGAGAGCATGTAGAAGACGCAACGTGCTGGTGTAACCCGCGAGTTGACGAGGAGTTGAACTTAGTTACGCACAACAGCGCAGACAATAGAGAGGCCTTTGAAACAGGGGAAAGGAAGCCGACGTGAGCGATCCAGAAATTTACGATCCGAACTGGGGTATCGAGTACTGCAAATCATATGCCGAGCAACTTAAAGATAAGACACGCGCAAACCGAGCAGAACATGCGGCAGAATGTATTGAGTATTTACTAAGTTTGGTTCAGAAAGAATGGCAGGGGCTGACGGATGAGGAAATAGAGTATGAAGTAGCGCGTGTTTTAACTACGTTAACACAAGATATATGGCCTGTTGCACTTGGCCGCGCTATTGAAGCCAAGTTAAAGGATAAGAACAATGGATGAAGAGAGATTATTTACCAAAGCGCAAGCATTGGACATAGCGCAAAAATTATTTGATAGCGCAGCACTAAACGCAGTGCCTATTGGATGGGTAAGGAAAAAAGAATGGCAGGGGCTGACGGATGAAGAGCTATCTAATTTGGAATCAGCCAAACATAAAGAAGGTGCAATGTGGGCAGCAGCTAAGTTAAAGGAGAAGAACAATGTATGACGCAAGGAAACTACAGTGCTACACGATGGCGCATAGGCTACAGGGATACGCTGACGGGTTGGACGAAGATACGCACGAAGCATTGGCGCATATGTTGCTGAAAGCGGCAAAACTGCTAGAGGAAACGTGGGAAGAGTACAACGCTACCTTGCCACCAGAAAAACAGTTTAAAAATTAAAGGAGAAGAACACATGACAACACACAACGACATCACAGGTGATGCGATTAAGACGAAGGAAATAACGGATACGTTCCGTGAAAACTTCGACAAGATATTCAGACACAAGTGCGAGCGTTGCGGTAAGACGCTATTTGAAGATACTGTACACACATGCACACCGAAGGAGCAGAGTAATGGATAACGTAAACAGCCCCGCGCATTACAAAGACGGTGGCATTGAGACGATTGATTATATTGAAGCCAAGCAGTTAGGGTACAGCCTTGGCAATGCCATCAAATATATTTCCCGCGCTGGTAAAAAAGGCGATAGGCTTGAGGACTTGAAGAAAGCACAGTGGTACTTGGCTAGAGAAATATATTACGAACAGAAACTACGGGGAGGTTAAGCGATGAAAGCGATGAAAGCATTTACAGTTAAGTGGCATCCAGAACGCGACACGACAACAGTTGAGTACACCATAGACTTTGTTGATTCCCCTGCCTTAACACAAGCAGACATATTAAAAGACGTGCTATACGATTTAGAAGCTAAGTACGACGAAGCAGTAAGCAAACTATAGGGGGATACATGACTACATCTTTACTGATTGCCTTGTGGGTATCCTCCGTCCTTACAGCGATGGGGCTGATTCTGTTCGTACTGGGTGTTGCCGCTTATTACATTGGGAGATATACGTGAAGTTATTAACGATAGACTTTGAAACCTTTTACAGCAAGGACGTAGGGTTCTCTAAGTTAACTACCGAGGAATACGTACGGCATCCAGACTTCCACGTTATCGGTGTGTCAGTTAAGAACGGTAACGGGGAAGCACAGTGGGCGTCCGGTACAGACAGAGAGTTGTACAAGTGGTTACAGCAGTTTGATTGGGAAAACTCAGTTGTTCTGGCGCATAACGCTACGTTCGACGGGTCTATATTAAGCTGGCGGTACGACATACGTCCTAAGTTCTGGATGGATACCTTGTGTATGGGTCGGGCTATTCACGGGGTCGAAGTAGGCGGTTCCCTCGGCGCACTGACTGAGCGGTACGGGCTTGGCGTTAAGGGCGATGCGACTAAGTGGGCTATTGGATTACGGCGCGAAGATTTTACTGAGCAGCAGTTGTCCGACTACGGTGACTACTGTATTAACGACGTGGAGCTAACTTATAAGTTGTTCAATAAGATGTTACCCGGGTTCCCTAAGAAGGAGCTACACCTGATTAACTTAACGACGCGTATGTTTACTGAGCCTGTATTGCGCTTGGACATACCGTTATTACAGCAGCACCTAGCCGACGTACAAGAAACTAAAGCTAAGTTGTTAGCGAACCTGACGATTACCGAAGATGGTGTTGAGCGCGTGGTTGAAGTGGATGAGCTGATGTCCAATAACAAGTTCGCAGCAGCCTTACGATCACTAGGTGTTGAGCCGCCAATGAAGATCAGCTTGACCACAGGTAAGGAAGCACTCGCGTTAGCTAAGAGCGATGAAGAGTTTAAGGCGTTAGCCACACACCCTAAGTTAGAGGTACAAGCCTTAGTAGCAGCGCGGCTAGGGGTCAAGAGCACACTAGAAGAAACACGCACTGAAAGATTTTTGGAGATCGCATCCCGTGGCGAATTGCCGATTCCGTTGAAGTACTACGCGGCGCATACCGGACGGTGGGGTGGGGACGATAAGATCAATTTGCAAAACCTGCCGTCACGCGGGGACAATGCGGGTAAGTTGAAGATGGCTATCAAAGCGCCTGTCGGGTACACAATGATAGACGCGGACTCCTCACAGATTGAGGCTAGGGTACTCGCATGGTTGGCGGGTCAAGACAATATCGTAAAGGCATTTGCTAATGGTGAAGATGTTTATAGGATTATGGCTTCGACTATTTATGGGAAAGCCTTTGACCAGATCACGAAAGAGGAACGGTTCGTCGGCAAGACTACTATTCTTGGCGCGGGGTATGGGATGGGTGCGGCAAAGTTCCAAGCGGCGTTAAAGAATTCCAAGCCGCCGATGGACATTACACTCGACGAGGCCCGGAGGGTTATAGACATCTACAGGAAAACAAATCCGTACATAACTGCTTTATGGCGGGAGGCCCAGCAGGTCATAGTTAACCTAAGCCGAGGCGAATCTGCGCCGTTGGGGAAGCACAAGGTTCTCAAGGTGGACACTAAAGAACAAGGTATCGTACTGCCGAGCGGATTGCTATTAAGATATGACGACCTACAGTCCGAGCAGGGGGAGCAGGGGTTAGAGTTTACGTACAAGACACGGCGGGGCAGGATACGTGTGTACGGTGGGAAGGTTATCGAGAATGTGTGTCAGGGCATTGCACGGTGTGTCATAGGTGAGCAGATGTTAAAGATTGCTCAGAAATACAGAGTTGTACTAACCGTTCATGATGCTGTAGGATGTATAGTACCCGACAAAGAAGTAGAAGAAGCAAGGGCTTTTGTGGAAACGTGCATGCGGTGGACGCCTGATTGGGCTACCGGCTTGCCTGTTAACTGTGAGAGTGGTGCGGGTAAAAGTTACGGAGATTGTTAATGAGTCAGACTACACGTTGGTCGTACAGCAGCATTAAGTTGTTTGAGCAATGCCCACGTAAGTACTTCCATCTGCGGGTGGTTAAGGATGTAACGGAGCCGGAGTCGGAGGCCATGTTATACGGCACGAGATTCCACGAGGCGGCTGAGAATTACGTGAAGGGAGCCGCACCGCTCCCCGCGATGTTTAACTTCTCGAAGCCAGTGCTTGACAACCTGAAGCAACTAACCGGCGAGAAGCTGTGCGAATACGAGATGGGTATAACTGCAGACTTAGAACCCTGTGCGTTCGATGCGCCTAACGTGTGGTTTAGAGGTATTGCCGATCTGTTGGTACTTGATCGTGAGAAGGGCGAAGCCCGAGTAGTTGATTACAAAACAGGGAAGTCGGCTAAGTACGCTGACCCTGACCAATTAGAACTTATGGCGTTGTGTGTCTTCAAGCATTTCCCGGAGATAACCAAAGTCAAAGGTGGCTTGCTGTTTGTGGTGTGCAATGCGTTTGTGAAGGGCAAGTACGATGCCGATAAGCAAGAAGTATTGTGGAGCCGATGGCAGCAGAAACACGATAGAATGAAGATTGCCTACGATAATGATGTTTGGAATCCAAAGCCGAGCGGGCTGTGTAGGAAGCACTGCTCCGTATTAAGTTGTTCTCATAATGGGAGATCGTAATGTTTAATGCAATGTGTACCGTAAACAAAATTGAAGTGTATTCAGATCGCGGCGTAGGCAGATTATTTCTACCTAAAAACCATATACCTGATATGAATAGCACCATTAATAGTTTCATCAACATCGACC